TAAAAGCTTCTGGATTATCGACTAATGCCATAATAATTAACTCCTATGTTCGGGGTTCTTCATATACCATACCACAAGGTTAAATAAATGTCAAATCGTTTTTATATCTTTCCTTATAAGAATGGTTCCCATTCAGTCAGGGTCCTGAAGGAGGCTCTTTCTGAAAATGCCCGGAGAGCCCTAGAGGTGAAGCTGGAGGGGTCTCGTTATCGTCCTAGGGTGGGACACCGGATAGTGAACTGGGGGAACTCCAGAGGCTTCCAAGGGGCTCTGAATGGAAATCCAGATGCTGTCCAGAGATTCGGTAATAAACTCCTGGCCTTCCTGTTCTGGAAAGAACAGTCTGAATCGTGTACTATACCTGACTTTACTACTGATCGGGAAGAAGCCTTGACATGGTTAAGAAAGAGTGCTATAGTTCTACGGCATGATCTTCGTGGGCATTCCGGCAGGGGGATAGAGATTATAGAAAAGGGTTCGGAAGAACTTCCGCCTGCTCCACTTTATGTAAAGTACATCCCTAAGGATGCAGAATATCGAGTCCATGTCTTCAAGGAATCACCTACAGGAGAATACCGTGTCATTGACGTACAACGGAAGGTCCGTGATCCACAGAGAGAACCAAGGGATTGGAAAGTCCGATCCCACGGAAACGGGTTTATCTTTACCAGGGCTGGAGGAGATGGACGGCCACATTCAGAGACCATGCCGAGAGATGTACTTGTCCAGGCTCTACGAGCCATGGCAGGTTCCGGGCTTGAGTTCGCCGCTATCGATGTGATCTGGAATCAAAAAAGAGAGAAAGCTTTTGTCTTGGAGGCCAACTGTGCGCCAGGGATCGAAGGCCAGTCGGTAGAGATTTATGCTCAAGCGATAAGGAACTATTATGATTCGTAACAATTCCCAGATTTGGCGTATCGCTAAGTGGTTATATGATAATGTTCCTAAGTATGAGATGTACTATCCTTGGAAGACTGAAGAGCAGTCAGGTAAAGATCGCTGGTATGACAAGGCTCTGGAACTCCAACGTAAGATCATGAATAACGAATTCACTGGAGAAGATAGTCATGCCGACTAAAGTAAATAACAAACCTCTTGAACACAACATCGGAACTCATCGAGAACGGATGGGAAAGCGAAGGGCTATCCAGAATCTCCGTAGCAGCCAAGTCCTGTATCGTTCGGGTAGTAGATTAAATTATAACGGGCCATTCGTATCGGTATCGAAGTACAATCCCACGGAAGAACTTAAGAAGCAGACTGCTAAAAAGAAGGAATCAGTTTGATGTTCTATGGCATATTAATCACACCACGCCTGCCACAGCAGGATTATCATCAAGGCCATCCTGTTGATTCAGATGATGATATGATCGACAGTGATTGGGACGATGTTCGTACCGATGATACCTATGGATTATATAATCTACCTGTGGATGAATATTAATTAGAGACCGCTCAGGTGATTCTCTATCTAGGAGCCTGAGAGTTGTCGGAGTATTAGAGAGCTACGCGGACAGCGGGGACGAGACTATTGGCGCACTCGTCAAAGATACTAGCGGAGAACGGGAAACGGTTGTACGTCCATTCTTAGATGGTGGGGCTAGTATCATTACATCAGTCATCTTTCTGGGTGTATAGCTTAGTGGTAAAGCCTTTAATTGTAATAAAGAGCACAAGGGTTCGATTCCCTTTGCACCCCAATAATAAGAAATAAGGAATATATTTTGTCAAGATGTTTTGCTTGTGACATACCCGTCTCGGGCGACGCCCTAGACCATCCGACTGGCCGCCACTACTGCTCGACCTGCTTCTCCTGGACTATCGAGGAGCAGATGAGACTCGCTTCTCTTGAAGGAATGGATACTCTTGGTGAGCCTGACGAGTTAATGAAGGCGATTCTGGAGTTGACAGGTGAGGATTATCTCCCTGAGTTGATCTCTCTTGAGAGTCTCCGAGAGGAAGAAGATGCCTAACGACTCCGCTGTAGTAGATCGTGTCAGATTTACAGGATTACAAAGTTATTATGATCCTGATTGGAGTGTCCAACTGTTGGAGAAAATAGTGCCAGAACCAGAGAAGAAAGAGAAATACGTCCGAGAAGAAGTTCTCGCTTATAGAGATTTATACAATAACGTTCTCCATACGGGATCGTCTGTCATTGTCCGCAAGGAAGATCAAGAAGGCAAGGACGGAGTTAAGCCTAAAGATGACGATTGGGTACTCCTAATTCCTGAGATCAGCCAAAGTGAATTCACAGGGAGGTTGATTCGTGATGGATTCCTAGTAGGTGGATCATTCGACCCTGGTATTCCTTCTATTTATACCAGAGATGAAGTCTCAGGGTTTACTTCTTACAGGAAGGACGACTTGAATCTCATAGTGACAAGTAATCCTACATTCTTCTATGACTTCGAGAATGCCACGAAACTATGTAAGTTTCTTAACTTGAAAGAGAAGAAGGATCGGGTGGCTGTATTCAGGGCTATTAGAGATGGAATCTGGCCGGAAGTCGATCTATGAGGATTCAGTACGTATCTGATCTTCATCTAGAGGGTTGTACTATAGACTTAGTAAATAACAGTGCAGATGTCCTTGTCTTAGCTGGAGATATCACTACGGCGAAGTCGTACAAGAATCATTATGATTTCTTCAAGAACTGTTCTGATAACTTTAAGGACATCATTTATGTCACAGGTAATCATGAGTTCTATCGAGGTGACATAGAAGAAACCAGAGAAGAATTGTTTGAGTTCTTGTATAGGAATTTCAAGAATATCCATTTCTTGGAGAATGATTCAGTACGTATCGGTGACCACAGATTCTTCGGTTGCACCTTTTGGACAGATTGTAACGGTAACGATCCTATTACTAAGTCAACCATCCAACAGGGAATGAATGACTACAGATTGATCCAGTGGAAGTCTAGAGAACACTGGAAGTTACATCCTGATGATACGATAGAACTACACAGACAATCGATAGATTCGTTAAGAAAATGTCTAGAGGATTCAGATCAGCCAGTAATAGTTGTTTCTCATCATGCTCCTACGTATATGTCAGTACACCCTAGATTTGCTAATTCTAGACACATGAATGGTGGATATGCATCAGATTTAAGTAATTTAATAGGGGTCAATGGAGATAGAATTCCCCTGTGGTTCCACGGACATATGCACGACTCAGTTGATTACCAGGTCTATGGTAAGACTAAGGTTCTCAGTAATCCTAGAGGCTATATGATAGTAGGGGCAGATGGAAAAAGGTACACGGAGAACGAACTCTTCGATCCGGGAAAGGTGGTAGAACTATAAAGACACATATACCTTGTCCTAGTTGTGGTTCAAGAGATGCCGCTACAGACTACGGCAATCATATATTTTGCTTCAGTTGTAACAGAAGATATAAGAAAGAAGAATCACTAGAAGTGACAGAAGAATTCAAAAGTAAAGTATCTGAAAGTAAAAGATTACAACCTATCGTAGACGACTTCCGAGACATGACGGATCGGGGCATCTCTCGTGCCACGGCAGAGAAGTATAAGGTCTTCAAGCATCCCGATCCTTTCTATTCCTGGGCATATCCACAGTTCCGTAATGGAAAGCACGTAGCAAATAAGATAAGATTGGCTGGGGACAAGAAAGGCTTTTCTGTAGACGGTGACTTCAATAAGTCAGAACTCTTCGGTCAGTGGTTATTCCCTCCGGGTTGTGCCAAGACCATTACCGTAGTAGAGGGCCAAGATGACGCCATGGCTGCCCACGAAATCCAAGGCAGTAAGTACCCAGTCGTGTCTGTCCATTCGGCGAGTACGGCCCGGAAGGACTGTGCCGAGGCTTATGAATATCTGAACTCCTTCGACGAGATCGTCCTTTGTTTCGACAAGGACGAAGGTAAGAAGATGCCTGATGGGAGCCTACGCTTCCCCGGACAAGAGGCCGCCAAGGCATGTGCCGAGTTGTTTCCTCCGAAGAAAGTCCGGATACTGACCCTCCAGAAAGGGAAAGACGCGAATGATTATCTCAGGGCCGGATTAGGCAGAGAGTACGACAGAGAGTGGTGGAAAGCCCCTGTCTATACTCCACAAGGTATTCGTCTAGGCTCTGAGTTATGGCAAGAAATTTCAGAGAGAAAAAGTTACGAGACATGTGAGTATCCTTGGAAGACATTAAACGATCTTACATATGGAATCCGGCTGTCTGAATTTGTCGTAATCACGGCAGACACTGGAATAGGTAAGACCAGTATACTGAAAGAAATTGAGTACTACCTTCTTAAAAATACGGAGCGTTCGATAGGTCTCCTACACTTGGAAGAGACAAATGCGGACACTGGACTCGGGCTGATGAGCGTAGAAGCTAACAAGCCTTTGCATCTTCCAGACGTAAGAGAACAAGTATCATCAGACGAATTAAAGAAGTACTACGACAATACAGTCAACTCAGAAAGAGTGATTCTTTTCGATCACTTCGGCTCAAATAACATCGAAGAACTCCTAGCTAAGATACGTCATATGGTAGCACTCGGGGCTAAATATATAGTCCTGGACCACCTCTCTATCGTAGTCTCAGATCAATCGGGCGATGAGAGAAAACAACTCGACGAAGTAGCCACTAAACTGAAAACTATGACGATGGAATTGAACATAGCCGTGATAGCCGTGATCCATCAAAATCGTAGCGGGCAAATCCGAGGAACTGCTGGTGTCGAACAACTAGCGAATATCGTAGTAAAGCTATTCAGGGATAAAGAAAGTGATTCCCCTGTACGTCGTAATATCACAAAGATGGTCGTTCAAAAGAATCGTTTCTGTGGTAGGACAGGGCCTGCTTCATATCTTAAATATGATCCAGAGACTGGAAGACTATCTGAATGTTCTCAAGAAGAAATTAAGGAATATGAAGCAGGACAAGAAAAAGAAGAGGAGCTTCCCTGGTAATGATAACACTTCACATCAACTCAGGTATCTGTAAATGTGGTTGTTCCTGGAAAGATCATCATCTTGGTTGTATAATCAACTGGGACGTTATAACTAAAATCAAGCTGTGGTACGAAGAGAATTATCCTAACGATAGATACGACGGGGTAAACGGGTATCCCCTTTATGTCCCACAGGAATGTGAGAGATACGGCTGTAACGAATACGGCGGTAAGAAGTACAACGAAGAGACAGATGAATACGAAGAGCATTGCCATCAGTACGAAGACAAAGATGGACCACTAGCAATAATTAATTTTAATGGTAAAATATAAAAAATATACAGACGAGGAATTAAAAGAGAGGTCAAATAGGCGATCCAAAAAATGGAGAGAAGAAAATCCAGAAAAAGTTTATGAAGCCAATAGAAAATATCGATTAAATAACCCTAAGAAAATATTACTAGTTAATAGCCGTTGTAGGGCCAGAAGAGACGGTATAGAACACTCCATAACTGAAAATGATTTTAGTATACCTGAATTGTGCCCTATACTAGAAACTCCTTTGATTTTTGAGAAAGGCAAAAGAGCTAATTCCCCTTCTTTAGACAGAGTAGATAATTCCAAGGGATATGTCCCCGGAAATGTTAAAGTTATATCTACTCGTGCAAATTATATGAAAGGGGATATGACTATTCAAAATGTGAGAAATCTTTTAAGATACATGGAGAATGAAATATAATTGTATTTATCTCAAAAAAATAAAAATAAATATTGGGTAATTGATATCGAAACTAATGGACTTACTCCCGATATTATATGGTGTGTTGTTCTTAAGAATTTTGAGACAGAAGAGGTTATTTATTTTACGGACAGAGAAAATTTTAACTCTTGGATAGAAGAAGACTTTATCTTTATAGGGCATAATGCTATATCATTTGATATTCCTGTCATAAATAAGTTATGGCATAGCCAAATTGATTTAGTTGAACGAGTAGTAGATACTCTTGTATTATCTCAAAATTATAAACCTTCTATGGAGGGTGGACATTCATTAGATTCATGGGGAAGTCGATTAAAATATCCTAAAACAGAGTATTCTGATTGGACTAAGTACTCGAATGAAATGTTAGAATATTGTATTAATGATGTTCATTTAACTCATAAATTGTATTTAGCTCTGTCTAAGAGAATGTTAGATTATGGTTATAGCGAGTTAAGTTGTTCTATTGAACATCGAATCAGGGTAATTATTGATTGCCAACAGATGAATGGTTTCTGGTTCGACAGAGAACGAGCCGATAAATTTAGGAATGAACTCCGGGAGAAGCAGCGGAAGATCGAAGAGGATATTCATAAACTTTTCCCCCCTAAAAGAGTCCTAGTAAAACGAGATCGCCCGATTCACACAAAGTCGGGAAGTCTTACTTCTATCTATCAAAAAGATAGGGGAAGATATGAACTAATCCATCATCTTGATCTGGGAACCTATGATGCTTACGAGGAAGAACCATTTAATCTTGGTTCTCCTAAACAGCGAGTAGAAAGACTCCTTGAACTCGGATGGAAGCCAGAGAAGTTTACGGAGAAGGGATTTCCTAAGGTAGACGAAGATGCCCTTATTGCTTTTGCTAATATATCTGGTAATCAATCTATTACCGCCCTTTCTGAGTGGCTTGTCCTTCAAGGCCGCGCTTCTATGCTCGATACCTGGTTTAATAATCTTGGTAGTGATTCTAGGATTCATGGGCGTGTAAACTCCTGTGGCGCTGCCACAAGACGTATGTCCCACAATTCTCCCAACAGCGCAAATATTCCCTCAGGGGCTAAAGCTAAATATGGACATGAGTGCCGTTCATTCTGGGGCATAGAACCTAATAAAGGACTAATCCAAGTAGGGGCAGATGCTTCTGGATTAGAGAATGTAGGTCTTCTTCATTACCTTAATAACAAGAAAGCTACAGAACTCCTTACTCAGAAGAAACCAAACGACGTCCACTCTCTTAATGCTAGGTTATTGACAGAAGCTTTAGGATTTGAAGTTGATAGAGATTGGGGAGCTAAGACAACTTTTTTTGCCCTAATCTTCGGAGCAGGGGATGAGAAATTAGGTTCGATTGTAAAGAAAGGATCAGGAGAAGGGGCTGTAATACGTCGAACTATTATTGAAAATGTACCTGGATTTGAAGAATTATTAAAAGATGTCGAAAGAGAGTTTTATCGTAATAAAGGGCGTATTAGAACAATAGACGGAGGATTTGTATGGTGTCCTAGCCTTAATGCTGCCCTTAACTATCGGGTGCAGAGTCTTGGGGCTGTTGTTATGAAATTGGCTTGTATAATTCTTCATGAAGATGCAAAGAAAGAAGGATTAGAGTTCCAACTCTTAGCTACAATTCATGATGAATGGCAGATGCAGACGAAGAAAGAGAATGGAGAAAGATTGGGACAGTTAGCTGTACAAAGTATGACTAAGGCGGCAGAAAGATTAAAGTTTAATGTCCCTCTGTTTGGGGAATATCGTCTAGGTTATTCATGGGATGAATGTCATTAATGGAGACTAATATGTAGTATCTCACCCTGGGCAACTTAGAGTTATTATAACATGGAGAAAGTATTTTGTCAAGAGTAAATCATAACAAAGTGAATCAGAGTGAGTTAGATCCCGAGATAAATAGGAAGTTCGAGTATCTAGGAACCAGCGATCCCAACGCCTGCTGTGTCCCGTGTTGGTGGGGGACTATCATCCTCATCGTCGGGATAGCTTTGTATTGTTTGTATCATCTTAAATAAGGAGAAGGAAAGAATGAAGAAGAATTTTATTACGAATGCCTGGGCATTAAGGAAGAATGATGGGAAGTTCCTATCGATTCGTGAAGCCGGAGAGATTTGTGATCCCCTAGGGACTTACATGGGGAATGATCCCTATCTTCTAAGTACAAGAAGGGACGCCAGAGATTATAACCGTAACTTCGGCTCTCCTGATCTAAAGATCATTAAAGTTCAAGTCTCCATCAAGGAGGTCGCATGAAGTTACTTAAGGACGAAGATCAACAAGCAGTCCTGGATTACCTGGAACAGACTCCGGATCATCCTCATAAAAACTACATCATAAACCTTGTGAAACCCCAGAGACGGAAGAAGATCAAAGGGGACTTGACATCCCCTGAGAATGTGGTATAATATAAAAGTAACGAAAAGGAACAAGGGTTTATAGTACTATCGATAGACCTGAAACCCTGAAAGACCCGTAGGCTAATGGCCGGTGAAAGCAGTTAGGTCGATATCAACGAGGGCAAGGCTCTCCAACAAGAAAGAAAAAAATGACAGATAAAATCAAGGCATATGTGATCCGGGGCAAAGCGAAGTGGTTTCGTGCCGTCGGCAAACCCATGGGCGGGTATCCTAATGGTACCGGACCTGAAGAGTGGACATTCGATCTGATCCCGGATGACGAAAGCAAGGACAAGCTACTGAAGCTCGGGATGTCTAAGAAGTATCTTAAGACGAACCAGGACGGAGAAGAGTACGTCAAGTTCTCTCGTAAGGCCCTACGTCGTGACGGGGCGGCATCTCAGCCATTCCGTATCGTCGATCACAACGGGAATCCTTGGGACGACAGACTCGTAGGCAACGACAGCACTATCAACGTCCAGGTCGTATTGAATGAGGTCGGTACTGGTAAGGAGAAGCGTCTGAAGCCGTCTGCCCTTGCGATCCAGATTTGGGACCTAGTGGCTTACAAACCTAAGTCTGTATTCGATACTAGGGAAGTTCCTGAAGCCGCCTCAGAAGAGTGGGCATAATTGCCGTCTTTAGGTACACTCGTATCTGACATCCACGGATTTCTAAAGGGAAAGAAGATCACAGACGCTTCCCTTTTTGAGAACTTCGGTAAAGAGTTGGGGAATGTTTTATCTAGCAGTATTTTAGATGAGCGTTCTCCTTCTCTGAGGATGTCAAATATCGGAAGAAGTCCCCGTCAACTATGGTATGAACTCCACCCTGAAGTCCCTAAGGAAGAACTCCAAGGAGAAGATATCCTTAAATTTTCTTATGGGCATATTCTAGAAGCTGTAGTTCTTCTTCTTGCCGAGGCGTCTGGTCATTCAGTCCAGAGAAAACAAGAAGAAATTTCTGTCGATGGAATCTCTGGGCACATCGATGCCGTGATAGATAACGTCCTAGTCGACGTAAAATCTGCAAGTCCTTATTCGTTTAGTAAATTCGTTTCTGGTGAAATCCTTACTGGATCAGACCCGTTCGGATACCGTGGACAAATTTGTGGGTATGCCCATGCCTTAGGACTTCCTGCTGCCTGGGTTGTAGTTAATAAAGTATCTGGTGAAATTTGTATTCTTCATGTACCACAGGAATTAATCGATGGTTACGATGTCAGAAGTAGAATTGCAGAGGTACGTCAAGCCATTGCTGGATTGGATGAACCGGAACGATGCCACCCGGATGAAAATGTCAATAAATCGGGGAACAGGAAGCTCGGAGTTTCATGTAGTTACTGTCCTTGGAAGTTCCACTGTTGGCGAGATTCCAACGAAGGAAGAGGTCTTCAAGTTTATAACTACGCACGAGGGTTAGTCTACTACACTAATGTAGTCAAGGAGCCTAAAGTAGACGTCGTAGAATACGAATCGTTTCAAACAAAGAAAGAGAACCATAATTAATATGGCAGATATTATCGATATCAACAGTAAGAAGAATTCCCAGGCCGAGAAGCCGAAGCCCCCGAAGCATGAGTTCACGGTGACATTCAAGCCTGATCTAGAGAATCGTTATCCCGAGATTAAGGCAACGGGTTATCTATCTCTGGGTCCGGTATTCGCAGCCATAGTCGACGAGAACGACATGATCGACATCGTAGTAGCGGCAGATGAGATTCTCTATATAAAGAAGGGCCCTCAGGTCTCTGACGTACAACTCGATCTTCCGGGTGTAGGTACCGTGACGGGTACGGCCCGTATCCTACTTCCGGGTACTCCTGAACATTCAGAGGCTATTAAAGCACAGGCTGAGCAGGCTAAGAGTGAAGAAACTCCAGCCTAGGTACAAGAGTAAGTTTGAGAAAGTTCTAGGAGAGCAGCTAGTTAAACTTAAAGCTGGCGCTCTCTATGAGCCTTTTAAATTGAAGTATATTCTTGATCTTACCTATACTCCTGATTGGGTTCTGCCTAATGGAATTATTTTAGAAGGTAAAGGTCTTTTAGACTACGAAACCAGAAGGAAGATGCTAGCAGTAAAATTAGCTAATCCGGATTTAGATATTAGGTTTATATTCATGAAGGGTACTAATAAGATTCGTAAAGGCTCTGATACGACTTACATGGATTGGGCTGAACAGAACGGATTTAAAGCTTCTGATGGTTATGTACCCCCTGAATGGATAAGAGAAAAAGGAGCGCAGCGACTGCTGCGAACGAAGTGAGCATGTACGCCGTAATAGTAATCGACTACGATCCAGATGATCCAGTCTACACATTCGATATCTCTACCGTAGGTTATAGATACCTCGATCTGAAAGAAGCAGAGAAGGCCCGCTTGGCTTATATCGATCTCTTCCCTGAGATCAATCCACAGAATATCCAAGTTATTTCTTGGTCACCATAGGAGGTTACAATCACTGTTGTAGCATTCGATGGAAAGACACTAGCTTCTGATTCATGTGAATCTACTGGGGCGGGGTATTTCGTAGGTAACACTAAGAAGCTATTCCGACTTAAATCTGGGGGTATGATAGGCTGTTCTGGAGATTCAGATTGCCGAGCCGTGATTTCACTCGTAGATAACATCAAAGACGAGAACGATCTTCCAAGTAAGGCCGATCTAGAGGGAACCAGAACAGAGGGACAATACCTTCTGGTTCTACCAGATAAGTCTGTCTTCGAGATCGTCTCAGTTCTCCACGAAGAGTCTGGTAGGTTCTACTGTCAACTTATTCCTGTTAGAAGTAAGTTTCATTCTGTAGGACATGGAGAAGACTTCGCCAAGGTCGCTATGTCTCTCGGTAAGACGGCAGAGCAGGCAGTCAAGGAGGCATGTAAGTGGAGTTTGACTTGCCGTCCTCCTGTCCAGACGATGAGATTGGAAGACAAGCCTAAAGAAAAAATTAAAAGAACAAGGCATCCTAAACCAAGCCTCCAATCAGAAGTGGCGGAATAATTGACAAAATCACCTGTTATAACTTTACTGGACATAGAGTCATCACCTATCGTAGGTATGACTTGGACTACATGGGACGCAAACGTCCTGAAGATTATCGAACCCAGCAAGATCATCTCCTTCGCCCATAAGAACCTAGGGGATAAGAAAGTACAAGTCCGTGCCGTGTCTGACTTCGATGGATATGAACCTGACAAGATCAATGACGAACAGTTGATTAGGTACGCCTGGGATGTATTAGATAGATCGGATATCGTAATCGGCCATCACAGTAATAAGTTCGATCTACCAAAACTAAATGCCCGATTTGTTTATTACGGCTTGAATGCACCGAGTCATTATGAATCTGTGGACACTAAAGCCCAAGCGAGCCGACATTTTAAGTTCGACTCTAACTCACTTAACAATCTAGGTCATTATCTAGGTGTAGGAAAGAAGATAGAGAACGGCGGATTCGACCTCTGGCTACGTTGTATCGCAGGCGAACCTAAGGCTTGGAAGTTGATGAAGGAATACAACTGCCTTACACCAGATCATAAACTTCTTGGTACTGATTTGAGATGGAAGAGAATAGATGAATTCCAAATCGGAGATAAAATTTTAGGATTCGATGAAAATGGCCCTACTAGGAAATTTAAAGAGTCTGAGATTACTCTTTTAGAGTATGCCGTTAAACCAGTTTACAAAGTTACACTTGAAAGTGGACATAGCATAAAGACAACTGCTGACCATAAGTGGCTAGTAGTCAATCATGTTCACGATAGAGTAGGCGGATTTAAGTGGAAAACTACCGAAGATCTTTTTGTCAACGGCAAGTCTATCTCAGGTAAGACTACAAAATCTCGATATCAAACTGATGTAGTCCCTAAGTTTTTTAATGTATGGGAAGAAGATTTTTCTAAAGACGCTGGCTGGCTAGCCGGTATGTTTGATGGTGAAAGTTGTGTGTATAATGGTGGACTAAGTAATGGTGGTATAGCCATTTCAATAGCGCAAAAGGAAGGCCCTGAGCTAGAAAAAATTAAAAGTCTCACAAGTAAGTTTTGTAAAGGTGGTCTAAGTCAGTCTAAAATAGACCATGGAACAGGATTTTTAGTGTGCAGACAAGTCTATGTTCGTGGAAATGTATCTGAAAGACTAGAATTTCTTGGCACAATACGTCCAGAAAGACTAATCAATAAGGTTTCTTTCGACAGAACAGGTAGACTTGAAGCCCGCAACGGAAAAGAAAAGATCGTATCTGTTGAATATATCGGGGAAGAGAAGATTGCTATTCTAGGGACATCGACAAGAACTTTTGTTGCCGATGGATACCCAATGCATAATTGTCAGGATGTCCAACTCCTAGAAGATGTTTATCTGAAGCTTCGGCCGTTTATATCACATCCTAACGTAAACTTGATAACCGGTCAAAGAGAAACAGACTGTACATGTCATGTCTGTCAGAGTAAAGACGTAACGAAAAGAGGCTTCTCCTTTACTAAGACAGGGAGGAAGCAACGTTATCAGTGTAACGACTGTGGTTCTTGGAGTACAGGCTCGTTCCAGAGAGATAAGACAGAAGATGACGCCAGCGAGGTTTTTGATGATAATGGCGATTGATACAGAACTTCTCGAAGAATTTAAAAACCATCTTGCTGACAAGTTTACAGCGGAAGAGCTATGCGAACTTCTTCATCTAGATGTCTGGGATATCATAGAAGCGTTTCAAGAGAAGATCATGGAGCTTAATCTTGATGAATAAACCAGCAGGTAGACATCTCATCGCTGACTTCTGGGGCACTCCTAATTACTCCAAGGAATACGTCGAGAGTGTCTTGAAGGCTGGGGCTAAGAAGGCAGGTGCTACTGTCCTGAGTAGTAAGTTCCATTCCTTCGGTGAAGAGCATCTCGGGGCTTATACAGGAATTATAGCCCTAGCTGAGAGTCATGTCTCTGTCCACACTTGGCCCGAGATGGATTATCTGGCGTTGGATATCTTCATGTGTGGAGATTGTGATCCTCAGGTTTCTTTGGACTACATAAAGGAAATTCTCAAACCTGATCGTGTCGTAGTCGGTGCATTCAATCGTGGAGTAGACACGTCAGTGTCAGAGCGGAGACAGACTTGAAGATATATCTCGATATGGATGGCGTACTCGCTGATTTCGACAGGGCTCTCTTAGAAAGAGGTATAGTCAACGAGACACAATTTATCCATAAACCTAAAGAAGAGTGGTCTGATAAAGAAATCGAACTCGATAGATTAGTCGTAGCTTGTATGGATGAACCTAATTGGTTCTATAACTTGAAACCCTTCAAGGGCGCTGTCGATCTCGTCAGAGAAGCAGCAGGAATCAGTAAAGTAGGAATTCTTACAGCTAGACCAAAGAATCAAGACACAGCTAAGAGAGTCAAAGATGAGAAAAAGAAATGGATCGAAGAGAATATCGAAGAGCCACTTAATTTAAAATTAGAATTCCACTGTTGTGTCAGACACCAGAAACAAGACTACGCTGCTAGTTGTACCCGACTGAGTAATGGTGTATATGACTGCACAGAACAGGGACTTATTCCTAATGTCCTCGTCGATGATCTTCAAGCGAATGTCAGAGAATGGGAAAAAGCTGGAGGGATTGGCATCCTCTTCGAGAACTCAGAACAAGCCATAAACGATCTCAAGAAAGTATTCGATGCCAGATAAACCATTTCCGCATTTAACTGAAGATGCAGTTAGAGAATATCTTTTAGATTTAGTGAAGCAATTAGACGACGGAGATCAAGACGATGAATTCGGTACAGAAGGTTGGAGACATCGATTTGGTTTCGAGAAGAGTGGTATTTAATGCTTAACGCTACAATAACTATCTCTACTGATGAATATGAAATTCTTCTTTATAACACTAAACTACTGCATGCTTTAGAAGCCGCTGGGGTAGATAACTGGGAAGGCTATGAGATTGCTCTAGAAAGAATAGATGAAGATGCTACCAACTGATCCACAGAAAAGAAAAGCTACTCCGATCTATTCAGGGGTTCTGATGTACTTTCCTGACGCCCTTGCCGCCGTGGCTGAAGTATCTAGAATGGGGAATGAACAACATAATCCCGGACAACCGTTGCATTGGGCCAGGGAGAAGAGTACGGATCAGATGGATGCGGCCGTTAGGCATATCATTGACGGAGGAACAAGCAGACTAGATACAGATGGTGGTCGTCACCTTGCTAAGGCGGCTTGGAGGATTCTGGCACAATTACAACTAGAAATAGAAGAGAATAAGATTGCTTAATGAACTCAGTAAAGAAATCCATGAAGAGAATCATCGTTGGTGGCACGACCTGAATACCGGAGAACGCCTGAATCGTAACAAAGGCGAGATGCTGATGCTTATGGTGTCAGAAATCTCTGAGGCTATGGAAGGCGAACGTAAGGGGTTGATGGACACCCATCTGCCTCACAGGAGTATGCCAGAAGTCGAGTTAGCCGATGTCCTTATCCGTATCTTTGATTATGCCGGTGCTTATGGATATGACCTCGACGGCGCAGTCAGAGAGAAACGTGAATATAATCAGACAAGAAAGGATCATTCTAAGGAAGCTCGTCTAGCCGAAGGTGGTAAGAAGTGGTAATGACGCCCTACCAAGAATTTATTGCACTATCTAGATATTCACGTTGGCTAGAGAAAGAAAATCGCAGGGAAACTTGGGAAGAGGTTATAGATAGGTACCTTGATTATGTATTACCGACAGTAGAAGAAAAGACGGGCCAATCTGTTTCGTCTTATCGTCCTGGGCTTAAGCAAGCTATTCTAAATCTCGAACTTGTCCCAAGTATGCGGGCTATGATGATGGCAGGCCCTGCTTTAGAAAAGTGTAACGTCGGTGCTTACAACTGCTGCTATCTTCCCGTAGATAGCCCAAGGTCTTTCGACGAAACGATGTATGTCCTAATGTGTGGAACAGGAGTAGGTTTTTCTGTAGAGCGGCAATACATTAGTCAACTTCCTCTAGTGAATGAGCATTTTGAGGATACGAATACTGTCATCGTAGTAGAAGATACTCGGTCTGGCTGGGCCAAGGGATTGAGAGAACTGATCTCTCTCCTTTATGCAGGTAGGATTCCGTCTTGGGATTTATCTAAACTTCGTCCTGCTGGTGCCAGATTAAAAACTTCCGGAGGACGGTCATCGGGACCAGAACCACTGAATGAATTGTTTTATTTCACAGTTAACCTTTTCCGTAAGGCTTCTGGGCGTAGGTTGACTTCTCTTGAATGCCATGACTTGATGTGTAAAATCGGGGAGGTAGTAGTTGTAGGTGGTGTTCGTAGGTCTGCTTTGATTTCTTTGTCTAATCTATCCGATGATAGAATGAGAGAGGCCAAGTCAGGACAGTGGTGGAACGAGAACGGCCAGAGAGCCTTAGCAAATAACTCTGTGTGTTACACAGAGAGACCAGACATGTCTGCTTTTATGAAAGAGTGGACTTCTCTTTATATGAGTAGATCAGGTGAACGAGGAATCTTCAACAGAGAATCAGCGATTAAGCAAGTGGCTAAGAATGGTCGGAGGGACCCTCACTATTCTTTCGGCTGCAACCCTTGTTCTGAAATACTTCTTAGACCTTATCAGTTTTGTAATTTATCTGAGGTTGTAGTAAGAAATACAGACACCCTAGAAAATCTCAAAAATAAGATAAGACTTGCGACTATTCTAGGAACACTCCAATCCTGCCTGACAGATTTTAAATATCTTCGATCTATCTGGAGAAAGAATACAGAAGAAGAACGTCTTCTGGGTGTTTCATTGACTGGTATCATGGATCATCCTGAGTTGATAGACAGACCGGATTGGCTAGATCAATTAAGAGAAGAAGCTATAAAGACAAATAAAGGACTTAGTAAAAAGTTAGGCATACCTCAGAGTGTTGCTATAACATGCGTCAAGCCTTCTGGAACAGTGTCTCAACTAGTAGATTCAGCATCTGGTATTCACCCTAGATGGGCCAAGTATTATATCAGGACAGTCCGTGGGGATAATAAAGACCCTATAACTAAAATGTTAAAAAATCAAGGGGTTCCTAACGAACCTTGTGTTATGTCACCAGAGCATGTCACAGTATTTTCTTTTCCTCAGAAAGCACCAGATGGTGCCTTAGTTAGATCAGAACTTACGGCTATCCAGCACCTGGAGATTTGGAGACAATTCCAAGATCATTATTGTGAACACAAACCATCAGTGACAGTTAACGTAAAAGAGAATGAATGGATCAGAGTTCAGTCTTGGGTCTGGGATAATTTTGATTCAGTTTCTGGAATATCTTTTCTACCTTATGACGACCATGTCTATAAGCAAGCCCCTTATCAAGAAATCAATCAGGAACAATACTACAAGATGTCTCAATCATTTCCAA